TACAGCTACATGTACTATGGGTGGTGCTGGAATGTTGTCTCGTAAGTCAGCTAGTCAGTTTGACTTCTCACCATTACATGGCAAAGAACTAGTTATATGGCCCGATAACGATAATGCAGGTAAAAAGGTAGCTGAACTCGTACAAGACTTAGCTATGAACGCAGGTGCAAGATCAGTAACAATGCTTACACCACCTTTAGGTAAGCCTGAAAGATGGGATGCAGCCGATGCTATAGCCGAAAGTTTTGATATAAGTCAGTTTCTAAGTGCAACAGTTAAGCATGTTAAACGAAATATAAATCTATTAGATAACAGTTTGTTAATAAATAGGTTTGAGGGTAAAGCACCTGAACAAAAGTTTTTAATCGGTGAAACACTACCATTGGCTGTTCCTATAATATTTTCTGCGTCTGGTGATGCTGGAAAAGGTATGATGACTTTGGACTTGGCTATGAAAGTAGCAAGTGGTCAGCCCTTGTCTGCATCTTTCGGTGGTAATATTACCGAGTTTGGTAATGCAATTATCTTTACAGCAGAAGATGATGAAGGTGAAATGCATAGAAGAATTGAACGCTTAGATGCGAACAATTCTAGGTTTAACTATGAACATGAGCTACGAGTCGTGTCTTTGCCGAATGTTGGTGGTGTGTTTCCTATACTCCAAGATACACATGATGGCTATAGAACTAGCGATGAGTTTGAAAAGATATATGCACAAATACTACAGATGAGTGATTTAAAATTAATTGTATTTGATCCGTTGGCATCATTTGTTCATGCAGATGTAAACTCCGATCCAGCGGCAGGAGCAGCGTTGACTGGACTTCTTGCAAAGATAGCTACAGAAACGGGTGCTTCAGTCATTATGTGTCATCATATGACAAAGATTAAAGATGATACAGTTGTATCAACACCTGAACAAGCAAGGAATATGATACGAGGTACGTCAGCATTAGTTGATGGTGTTCGTTGTGCTTTTACAATATGGCAAGTTGATGAAGCAACAGGTCGTAGGCGTTGTCAGGACTTAGGTATCGAATACCAAAGAAACAGATGCTTTGATGGTGCAGTTGTTAAATCAAATGGACCTGCAAGGCGTGATATACGTCACTTTATTCGTGATGTATTTACGGGATTATTAGAAGATCGATCTGAAGATATAGCAAGGCTGCATTCAGGTAGTAACAGACAAATAAAGAAAGATGCTTTGTTTGCTTGGATTGCCTTATGTGAGCGTGATGGTAGAGCATTAACACAACAATCGGGAGCTGATGCAATATTGCAAAGAATGGCTGCAGATTCTGATGCACCTAAAGTTTTAGACAACGCAACACAGCGAACAATTGATGGATTGGTCAGAGAGTTATTGAATGAAGTTAGAATATCTAAGTATTCTTTTTCTAGGTCAGGGGGTCGTAAGTGGCTTGGTACTGTAGATGGAGACATGAGTAGAGGCGAATATGATGCAAGAACAGCAACAGAAAACTTATAAACTTCCAGATAATAACGTCTGCATATCCTTTAGTGGAGGCAGAACCAGTGCCTTTATGCTTTATCATATATTGGAAGCTAACAACGGATTACCTGATAATGCCTTAGTTTGCTTTCAAAACACTGGTCGTGAAATGCCACAGACATTGGACTTCGTAAATAATTGTTCGCAAAAATGGAATGTAAAAATTACCTGGTTAGAATATGATTTAAACGAAGAAAACAAACATGTATTTAAAATTGTTCGCTATGACAACGCAAGTCGTAAGGGTGAACCGTTTGATAAATTAATAAATAAGCACAACAGATTACCTAATCCTATGTCTAGGTTTTGTACGGGTAGCTTGAAAAGGGATACAACATCTAAATATTTAAGAAGCCTTGGTTGGAAGAAGTGGCACAACGCTTTGGGTATAAGGTCAGATGAAAAGCACAGATGTAAACCTGGTTTTGCAAATGGCTTCTACCCTTTCTATCCTATATGTGAAGCTAATCATTCCATATTTGATGTTGATAGGTTTTGGCACAAACAAGATTTTAAATTAGATTTGCCTGTTGTTAATGGCAAAACTATTAAAGGTAATTGTGATTTATGTTTTTTAAAGTCTGAATCACAACTTGCATCAATGGTGAGAGACCACCCTGAACTAGCAAAATGGTGGATTGATGCAGAAGAAAGAACTGGTAGACAGTTCGAGAGAGGAAGAAACTTAAAGAAATTCGCAGAGTTTGTTGATAGACAGCAAGATTGGATATTTAACGATGAAGCGTACTTGTGCCAAGCTGATGGAGGAGATTGTACGGGATGAAAATAGTTGATTTATTTAGTGGAATCGGTGGCTTTAGTTACGCTGCTGAAAAATTAGTGGGTGGCTTTGAAACAGTTGCCTTTGTAGAAAGAGAACCTTATTGCCAAAAAGTCTTGCGAAAACATTGGCATAATGTTCCAATATTTAGTGATATAAGGAGTTTTGATGGAAAAGAATTTAGAGATGCAGACATCGTTGTTGGAGGATTCCCTTGCCAACCCTGGTCAGTCGCAGGAGAACAGCGAGGAGATTCAGATGACCGTGATCTCTGGCACGAAATGGTTAGGGTTATTGAAGACATACGACCTCGATGGATCATTGGGGAAAATGTGCGAGGCTTTGTTAACATGCCAATGGGCCTCAAAAGAAGTCTCTTTGACTTGGAGAGTATCGGATACAAAGCCGCACCATTTATTATTCCAGCTTGCGCCGCAGATGCCAAACACAGACGAGAACGATGTTGGATTGTGGGCCACACCGAACACGATGGATCATCTACCCCAAAGGTCAGAAGAAGCTACAATCCGAATGATGAACGGACATCGGAAAGGTCGCAGCAAACCTTCCAATTTGAGGGAGCAAGTGGACGAGAACACGATGAAGATGTGGCCCACACCGAAAGCAACGGACTACTTCCCGGGAATGGGGGATTATGTGGAGGAGAACCAGTCGGGTTACACGGTGACGAGGAAAGGAACGGGAACGAAGTTCGGAGCGAAACTGTCGGATGCGGTGGACTTCAGGGAGAAACAAGAGAAGCAGATGATGTGGCCCACGCCAACAGCGACACCGAGAGGCGCACACACGGGAAAGATGTCAGGGTCAGTAAGCGAGGACGGGAAGACATCGATTCGAGGAAACGGAACAAAATTCGGAGCGACACTACAGACAGCAGTTGCGATGGCAGAGAAAAAGAAAAGGGAGATGTACCCTACACCAACGGCTCGGGATTACAAGGACTCGGGGGAGAACCTGGATCTATATCGGAGCAAGAGGCAAGACACTCAATTGGGGGTAATAGTCAAGAGGATGAGCGAGATAGACGACTCGAAATCGGATCAGGACCAATCTGGTGGAAGCCTGAACCCCGAGTGGGTCGAGTGGCTCATGGGGTATCCAATCGGACACACCGAATAAAATCCTTGGGGAATAGTATAGTTCCCCAAGTAGCTGCAAGATTATTTTGGGCAATAAAGGAGGCAGAAAATGAGCGAACAAAGTAGACGAAGAACATGGGATGTAAAAAGGACATGGGTTGCAGCAGCGCAGCCCATACCAAAGACGAACATTTGTTCGGTTTGTGGAAAGCCAGGTGCTTCATATTCGATCAATAACGGCTGGTCTTGGTTTTGTTGGCCCTGTAAACCTGATAATGCTACATGGGATGTTCGCTATGACTAGTAGCGAGAATTACAATGCTTTAAAAAAAGTATGTAAAGAAGCTATGAATACGAAGACAGAACCCGACCCAAACGAACAATTATTTGAAGACGATCCAAGAGCTGCAAAAGAAGTCGAGTACGGCAAAGTTCAAAAAAATTATACCCATATGGAAACAAAAAGTATTTTAGATGAATTTTAATGCTTGACACTAGGCTATGAATACCTATATAACTATCTTGTTCTAGCAAAAAAGGAGATGGACATATGCCTAAAACTAAAAAAATAGAAGATAATCGTTCTGAATGGGAAATAGAGAGAGATGAAGCAGACGCTATAAGAGAAGCTGCTATGAAATCTCTAACTGTGGATCAAATGAAAGCTATTAAAGAAACTCACGAGACTATATCAAACTGTCTAATGATGATTAGAGATTGTAACGATCTGTATATGTCAGACATAGGAAAGTTAGAAGATGCTTTTTGGAAGATTAAAAACGAATTCAATTTGGGGGATAGATAATGAATAAAACTAATATGACATTCATTAGAGGTAATCAATCGCTACCTACTGATGAGTTATTCCAAAGCGATAATATGATTAAAGTAAGATTTCCAGTTAATGCCCAGTCGAAAGCAAGGGGTATTGGTAGCGAAAGAATGTGGGTAGATGTTATTAGTGGTACTGCTAAAGATGGTGT